TACGCGAGCGCACAGCTTGCACGACGCGCAATTGACTTGCTCCAGATAGGTGGCGGGACACACCACGACGCGCCGCCCGGCGGGTTTCATGATCACAGTGTTCCCGACACGACCGCCGCATAGAGCAGCAGCACGAGGGTAAACAGAACGATGGCCGCGAGCGCGATGGCATCCTCGCCATCCAACTCGCGCAACGCGTTGATGAGGTATCCCATTGTGGTATGCTCCTGCCTGTTGCGGTGATTGACGTCACCGGCCGATTCCCATCGGCACCCGCACCCTAATGGATAAAATATCCGCTGTCAATAACGCATAGCTAGCTATTTTCCCTGGTATAATAAGCAAAATGTGCCTAAACATAAGCAAACGCTGCAATTTACTAACCGCAGATTTCTAGACAACATAAACGAATCAGCTTAAAAGCTCGCGCGCGCGGCTCAACGATAAGCTTTGCAACGCAAAGCGCAATCGATCAGACCTTCCCAGATCAGAGCTCCCGCAAAAAACCCCTCGCGAAATACCTCTATCGTGGCCATCGCGCTGCAGCATGATCTGCGGTGCGGTTCAGAGCACATCAGCTTTTCCCCGTTCGCATAACGTCATTTATGGAACATTTGGGCGCTTCCCCAATCGCATCAATGGCTTGCGACGCGATGCGAGGCGCGATCCGGCCGAGCGAGGTGGGACCCCGGAGAGAAACGCAAGGCGGCACCAGAGGGGCCCGGTGGGGGAGAGTATCTGACGGGTGTGAAAATTCGCCTCCTTGCTCTCTTTCGCGCCGGCTGTGGGGGTAGCGGTAAGGTTACACCAATCTGAGGTTCAGCGTGCGCTGGGGGGACTCAGAGGGGGAGTTGCGTTTATGGGTTTAGTTACTTTTAGTTGCGCTGTTTGAGCTATGCAGCATGTGTGCAGTGGTACTCTGTGCGGGTGCAACATTTAGGGTTGATTTAATTGAGGGATTGGGATTATGAAATTTAGACGTGAAACCTTGGCATGTGGCGGCGGCGCGCAAGGCGTGGCGGACGAGGAAGCTGATGACAGCATCGCGCAAGCCGATCTATGTGACCGAGTTCGGGCCCGCGATGCTCGAGCTCACGCAGCGGCAAAGAGATTTCGTGTTGGCGTATTGTGCCTTCCCGCAGGCGTCCGGGACGGATCTCGCCCGCATGGCGGGGTACTCGGGTGGGACCGGCTCCCAGGGCTGGCGCTCGCAGGCCTCGAGGTTATTGCGGGCCCCCGAGATCATCGCGGCCATCCATGAGTGCCTGACCAAGACCTACCGCGGGCGCGGGGCGGCGATCGCGCAGGACGTCATGCTGACGATTGCGCAGGACAAAAAGCACAAGGACCAGCTCAAGGCGGCAGCGATGCTGGCCGATAGGGGCGGCTTTGCCGCCATGATGGAGCAAAAGGTCACGGTCGAGCATAGGGACCAGACCTCGGAGGCGATCCTCACCCGCATCTCGCTGGCCTTGAAGCGGCTCGGCCTCGACGACCCGGTGCGGCGCCAGATCGAGCAGAAGCTTTCCGGCAACCAGGTGGAGGTAGTCGATGGACGCCCCGATCCAGACCAAGGACGTGCCCTGGCCGGACCCGAAGGGAACCGTGGACGTGACGGGAGCGCTGGCGCAGGAGCAGGCCCCGCGCGCCCCGCCGGTCCCGACCTCGATGGTGACCGGGCTCTGCTCCCACAACAACAAACTGTTCGCCTGGACCAATAACGGCGAGATCTGGGTGTTTTCCTGGGGCGGGCCCGGCCAGACGGTGGCGTGGGTCGAAATGTGGAACCCCGCCAACCCCGGCGCCATCCCGATCTCCCAGGACGCCACCGGGTTCTGATGAGCATGTTGTTGGATTGCGAAGTCTCCCGGCAGGACAAGATCGCCTGCCTCAAACGCGAGGTCGCCATGCGCGAACGGCTGTACGCCAACTGGGTCGCCGTCGGCAAGATGAAGGCCGCACACGCCGAGCGCGAGATCGCCATCATGCAGGCAATCCTCAAGGACTACCAGCATGGGTGACTTTGTTGTTGATGGCGGAAAAAGTCGCGGTGAGCAATCAATGAGCGCAATAAGACACAAGTGCGTTGTCTGCGGGAAGTTGACTTACAAATGGCAGAGGATCAATGGCGGCCCGTGGCACTGCTATGATGGCTGCAAAAGCACGACGGGCACAGATCATCGCGCCGACCGAACACCGCAACAATGAATGTGCTCGACCTCTTCTCAGGAATCGGAGGGTTCAGTCTCGGACTCGAACGAGCCGGAATGCGAACCGTCGCCTTCTGCGAAATCGACCCATTCTGTAGAGCCGTCCTCGCCAAGCACTGGCCAGATGTCCCTATTCACGGAGACATCAGGACACTTACAGCAGAGAGCCTTATGGCCGACGCCGACGATCAAGGGGAACTACAACAAGGCGGGGCTGTCGGCCAAGAGCGGCGATGGCCTGGCGACCGCCGTATCGAAGTCATCTGTGGAGGTTTCCCCTGCCAGGACATCAGTGTTGCCGGCGCTGGCGCCGGGATTGAGGGAGAGCGCAGCGGACTATGGTCGGAATACGCCAGAATTATTGGCGAGGTACGACCCCATTACGTCATCGTGGAGAACGTCGCAGCTCTGCTTGGACGGGGACTTGACCGAGTTCTCGGAGACTTGGCCGCGCTCGGGTACGATGCGGAATGGCATTGCATACCAGCTTCCGCCGTTGGTGCCCCTCACAGACGAGACCGCATCTGGATTGTTGCCTACGCCCGCAGCGACTCCATACGGCACGAACCAGGGCGGCGGAATGGGGCGTGTGGGACCAATCAGACCGAGCCTCGACACGATGGCTCGCAAGAATTTGTGGCCCACGCCGACCGGCATAACCAACACGGGCGGGGCGGCACTCTGCAAATGGGGTGGGGCTGGCGCACGAAAGAAATTGCGGACGATGGTGAGCTCGGAAGAACTCAATGGGGCGTTGAACCCGACGTGGGTCGAGTGGCTCATGGGGTTCCCGCTCGGGTTCACCGACTTAGGGCATTGGGTAACGCCGTCGTCCCGCAAATCCCGGAAATCATCGGGCGGGCCATCATGAAGGCGGAACTCTGATGGCCATCCCCTCCATAGCCGAACTGCGCGAGATCGAGCAAACACTCGTCGCCGCGCTCGAGCGCAAGACCTACAACAAACTCGACTACTTCAAACCCTACCCCAAGCAGCAGGAGTTCCTCAATGCAGGAAAGTTCAAACGCGAACGACTACTCATGGCAGGTAACCGTCTCGGAAAGACTGAAGTCGGAGCATATGAAGCAACTCTCCACGCAACCGGGCTGTATCCTAAAGATTGGAACGGTCGAGTTTTTGATAGTCCGACTCTTGGATGGGTCGCAGGAGAGACCTCGCTCGAAACCCGCGACGTCTGCCAAACCAAGCTGATCGGCCCCCCCGGCGTCGATAGCCTGACCGGCTCCGGCATGATCCCGCGCGAACTCATCCTCGATAAGTCACTGGCCAGGGGCGTTACCGACGCGATCGATACCGTTCAGGTCAAGCACGTAACCGGGGGTGTCTCCATCGTCCGGTTCAAATCCTACGAGCAGGGCCGATCCAAATTCCAGGGCGAGGGTTGCGACTGGGTCTGGCTCGATGAAGAACCCAGCATCGATATCTACGCCGAAGCGCTTGCTCGCATTGGCGAAAAGGACGGGGCCATCTGGATCACATTCACCCCCATAAACGGCCCGACGGCGGTCGTGCTGCGCTTCACCGACGAGCCGACTTATGACCGTGGCTACGTGCCCATGACGATCGACGATGTCCCAGAGGGGGGACATCTTACGCCGCAAGCCAAGCAGCGGATGCTCGATGGCTATCTTCCGCACGAGCGTGAGGCGCGCGCCCGCGGGGTCCCGGCACTCGGCTCGGGCCGCATCTTCACCACCGCCGAAGCCGCCATTATAGAACCGCCGCTCGAGTTCATCCCAGCGCACTGGCACAAACTGTGGGGCCTCGACTTCGGCATCGGCCACCCGTTCGCCGCGGTGCTGGTGCTGTGGGA